AATGGCTTTTACAGAGATGTGGAGCTTTCTGAAACATCATCGGGGGATTCGGGGGATGTCCAAACAAAATATGACGAGCTTACTGGTGTTACTGAAGTCAACGAAAATGACCTCAGAACAATACTTGAAATTCATGCAGAACTTGAACTCAAAGGATTTGAAGACAAGGATCAAGAGGGAAACGAAACAGGAGTTGCACTCCCCTATGTCGTCACAATCGACAGGGACAGCAATACCGTCCTTTCAATACGGCGTAATTACCAGAATGATGAATTAAAAACACCAACCCAGTTTTTTGTTCACTATAAGTTTCAACCGGGTTTAGGATATTATGGATTTGGATTGATTCATTTGATTGGATCAATTGCTAAAAGTTCAACTTCTATTCTAAGGCAGTTGATTGATGCTGGCACTTTAGCTAATCTTCCTGCTGGATTTAAAGCGAGAGGGTTAAGGATTAAAGGTGATGATACTCCAATAGCACCGGGTGAATTTAGAGATCTCGATTTACCAAGTGGAGCTATTAGAGACAACATAATGCCGTTGCCATTTAAAGAGCCATCACAGACTTTGGCTAATTTATTGGGCGTTCTCGTACAAGAAGGAAGGCGTTTCGCATCAATTGCTGACTTGCAGATCGGCGAAGGCAACCAAGAAGCTCCAGTAGGAACAACTCTTGCGTTGATAGAAAGAAGCATGAAGGTCATGAGTGCCATACATGCTCGCTTACACAGCTCTCTTCGCCGAGAGCTTTCGTTGCTGTCAGATGTGATATCAACTGGTGTGACAGAGTACCCGTATGAGACAGACGGAAACATAAGTCAAGACTTTGATAAAAAGGTTGATATTATACCTGTTTCAGATCCAAATGCTACATCGTTTGCACAAAGGATGATGCAACAGCAGGCAGCTATGCAGGTAGCAGGTCAAGCACCGCAGATGTATGACATGCGTGAAATGCACAAAAGGTTTTTAGAAACTGCTGGGATACAGGACATAGAAAAGATTTTACCTGATAAGGGTGACGTTCCTGCATATGATCCAATATCTGAGAACGCAAGGATGATGAGTGGAGCACCAGTCAAGGCGTATTCATATCAGGATCATGACTCGCATATATCTGCACATATGAGCTTGATGCAAAATCCACAGTTAATGCAGAATCCAAACGCCAAGATGATTCAACCGTTAATATCCGCCCATATCAGTGAGCATATGGCTCATAAGTATAGAAATGAAGCAGAACAGTTAATGGGAACACAGCTACCACCTCTGGATATTAAAGACGGCAAGGGTTTACCAGAAGAGGAGGAGCAACGCATTGCTACACAGGCGGCTCAAGCTGCAGCACAGATTACAGGCAAGGCACAACAACAAGCCGTTCTTGAACAGCAGATGGCTGCAGCTCAAGATCCAGTTGTGCAACAACAACAAGCTGAACTACAACTTAAGCAGGCTGAATTGCAACAGGAAGCACAGGAAGCTCAATTGGAAGCTCAGACAGATCTACAGAAGACACAAATGAGAAATGATCTGGAAAGAGAGAGACTGAGACAACAAAAAGAATTGGCTGAAGACAAGCTTGCTGTAGAAATAATGAAAGTTAATAAATGACACCAGAACATGCTTTTGCAGAAGAGTTAAGAAAAAAACTTCGAACTCTTATGAACGAGCTTACAGATCAAGTTGCACTTGGATCTGCTACAAATTTTGAACAATATCAACGTATGGTTGGACAGATAGAAGGTCTTGCCATCGCAGAGCGTGAGTTGCTTACTCTCGCTAGTAATACAGACGAAGAGGAAGATTAATCGTCTGCGGTTAGCCACCACAACCAAGGAGAAATAAATGACTACGGTTTACTCTACCGCTGAGGTAGTGATCCCGAAAGATCACCCTCAACCAACAGGATATCGCATATTAATTGTGATGCCCAAAGTTGATGAAAAAACAAAAGGCGGCGTTCTACTCCCTACTGATACTAAAAACAGGGAAGACGTTGCATCAATTATAGGCAAAGTTGTTAAGGTAGGCTCAGATGCTTACCCTCTCAGTGATCCAAAATTTGCTTCAGGAGCTTGGTGTAAAGATGGCGACTGGGTGATGATATCAAAATACTCAGGACATAGATTTGAGTTTGATGGCATTGAGATGAGAATAGTTAACGATGATGCAATAATTGGCGTTGTTAATGATCCAACTAAAATAGCGAGGGCACACGCATGATAGACGAAAAAGAAACAGTTGAAAAAGAGGAAGAGGAAAACGTAGAGGTTGACCTTGAGGATGTAAAGACATCAGACGATGCCGTTAAGGAAGAATCAAAAGATGCAACTCCATCTTCGCATGAGCCTGAGCCAGTAGAAACTGAAGAGCCTGTCGAAGAAGAAAAGCAAGAAAAACCAAAGCCGACAAAGTTTCAAAAAAGAATTGACGATTTGACATTCGAAAGAAGAGAAGCAGAACGTCAAAGGGACGAATATTATAGTGTAGCCCAAAAAGCCGTTGAAGAGAATAAAAAGCTTCGTGAACAAGCTAAAAACTTTAGCGAAATAGGCACAAAAGAGATGGAAGGTCACATTAACAGTGAGATTGAAGCATCTAAAGAAGCCTATAGAAGAGCTTATGAAGAGGGTGATGCTGATAAAATTATAGCCGCACAGCAGAAAATGATTGAGGCTAGTACACGAAGAACAGATTTAAATCAGTTAAAACAGTATTCTGACCAGTCAAAACTACAAAATGATTATGCCCAGTCAGTACCACCGCCCCCGAACAACAAAGCAGTTCAATGGGCTGGTAAAAATTCTTGGTTTAACAAGGATATGGTAATGACAAATGCAGCTTATACAATTCATGATGAATTGATAAAGAGCGGAATGCAAGGAGACACGGATGAATATTACGAACAATTGGATGCTCGTATTCAACAAGAGTTTCCTCACAAGTTTGCTTCTGAACAAATGACCGAGCAGAAGTCTACAACCGTGACAAAGCCATTGGTAACCCCAGCAGGTAATCAATCGCCTAAAAAGTCACGCAAGGTCAAACTTTCACCCAGCCAAGTGGCTGTCGCCAAAAGGCTAGGCGTTCCTCTAGAGGAATATGCCAAGCAATTTGTCGCACTGAATAATTAGGAGATATTCTAATGGTATCAAAAACGCAAAATCGTAGTCCTCGTGATATTGAGAAGCGTGAACAGGACTTACGCACTGAAGATTGGACACCACCAAACGTATTACCCGACCCAATACCCAAAGATGGGTGGACTTTTAAATGGGTTCGCATATCAACAAGGGGTAATGATGATCCAATGAATTATAGTAAAAAACTTCGTGAGGGATGGGAAGCCGTTCCAATTAACGAAGCACCAGAAATGGAACATCTTATCTTAGATCCTAGTCCAAGGTTCGAAGGAAAAGTTGAAGTTGGTGGATTGCTTCTTTGTAGGATGCCCACAGGTAGGGCTGAACAACGGAATGATTACTATTCTTCTCAATCAAGAGAAGCGTTAAAATCTGTTGATCAGTCGTTAATGAGGGAATCCAACCCTAGGATGCCTATCAATAATCCTGATAGGAAGAGCAGGGTTTCTTTTGGAGGGTCATAAGATCCTCTTAATTTTAACCTTTTATGGAGAATGATTGATGGCAACAACATCAAGCCCTCGTGGACTTAAGCCTATCGGAATCCTAGGAGGTATGCCGTTTGTTGGTTCTACTAGACAATATCTAATTAAATCAGGTTACAGTACGGCTATCTTCAATGGTGACGTTGTAGGTTTTGCTAACGTTGCAAGTTCCTCAGATGACGGATTTCTTGTCAGAGAAACTGCAGCAGGTGAAGTAAATCCAATAGGTGTATTCTTAGGAGTATCCTATACAGATCCAAATACTTCACAACCAACTTTCAGCCAATATTATCCGGGCAGTATTACTGCTTCTGATATTAAAGCTGTCGTTGCTGTGCATCCGCACACACTTTACGAAGTGCAAGCAGATGGTGCAGTAGCACAAACTAGCCTTGGTATGACCGCAGATTTAGTACAAACATCTGCTGGTAATACTACAACTGGAAACTCAGGACTTCAGCTTGATGCTTCAACAGCATCTGTTGGTGGAGAACTGTTTAAAATCGTAGACTTCATTGAGAGAGCCGGTTCAAGCGTAGGTGATTCATTCACAGATTGTGTTGTGATGTTAAGCCCTGCTGAAAATGCTTTCTTAACTGATCCGATAACATAGGGAGAAGTAGAGATGGCGATATCTAGAGCACAACTCATGAAGGAGCTACTACCGGGCTTGAACGCATTGTTCGGCATGGAGTACTCTCGTTATCCAGAAGAGTGGAGATCCTCTTATGAGATAGAAAATTCCGATAGATCTTTTGAAGAAGAAGTGAAACTTTCAGGTTTCGGAGCCGCACCAACTAAAGACGAAGGTGCAGCAATTACTTTTGACGATGCACAAGAAGCTTTTACAGCTCGTTATGTGCATGAAGTGATTGCACTTGGGTTCTCGTTAACACAGGAAGCTGTTGAAGATAATCTTTATGACAGCTTATCTGCTCGTTACACAAAAGCCCTTGCTCGTGCATTCCAACACACCAAAGAGGTGAAGGGTGCAGCACTGTTTAATGAAGGTTTTACTGGTCAAACAGGCGGTGACGGAAAAAGTTTATTTGCAACTGATCACCCACTAGTAAGTGGTGGAACAAATGGAAATAGACCATCTGTAGCAGCTGACCTTAATGAAACTTCATTAGAAG